TCAAACCGATCCGCATGAAGACGAAGAAATGTCAGGACGGTGTGGGTCTCATCCACATCAATTACCTTCATCCCTGTCGAATCAAACTCTAGATTGGCCTCTGTTAGAATCTCCTTCAGGGCTTCAATCAGTGTGCGAAAGGCTGCAGATTGCACGGTGCGGATCTCAAAGAGATTTCCATTGGCGTTGGGACGCGCGGTCGGAGTGACGCTCATTGTCTGTAGTTCCCCATCGTGGCTTTAGACTACTCCGTAGAGCCTCTCTTTTTTACTTCTTTTTCGATCGGGTCATCCACTTGTATCCCGCAAAGAGGGCAAGGGGGACAATATATTTAGAGGCGGCCGCACAAAATCCCTCCATCACCGTGGGGATGAATCCTCCGCTCTGCTTTCCGCGTTGCGTTCTGGTCCGCTTGGCTTTCTTGTTACGCTTGTTCTGCTTTCTACGCTTGGTGCCTCCACCGATACGAGGACGAATCACAGATCCTGCGACCATGTCGCTGCCCTCTGGAACCGGCATGCCTATCTGAGGGGCGGCCCCAAAATAGGCGAGGGGGAGCGGTGCGCCACCCTTAGAGCGCTTGGATCGTCTTGTGCGTTTCATCTATTCCCCTGTTTGATAAAAATTGATCCACAGTGTCTTCCTCAGAGAAGGCATACCTCCACGTCTATCCACGTCTATCCATGTCTACCCCGAACGCATCTGTATCTGCGACTGCCGCCGCGTCTGTCGCGTCTGCTTCTGGCTCCACGCAAAAATACAAAAAGCATACCCATCACCAGCACATTCTGGAGATTCCTGATACCTATGTGGGTAGCACCAAAACGAATGAGGAAACTCGCTGGATCTATGATGCCGCCAATGGCAAAATGGTCTGGCGCAAATCCACGTTCAATCCAGGACTCTTCAAAATCTTTGACGAAATCATCGTCAATGCTCGGGATGAATACATCCGCTCCACGACTACCGCAGGAATGACTCCTGTGAAACACATTGACGTCACAGTGGCATCTAATGGCGAAGGCGATACGATCCTCTCGGTGGAAAACGATGGAGATGGAATTCCCATTGAGATGAATCCTGAGCAGGGTGTGATGATTCCTGAAATGATCTTCGGTCAACTTCTGACCTCCAGCAACTACGATAAGAGCGAGGCGAAGATTGTTGGGGGTAAAGGAGGCTATGGCTGCAAAATTGGAAATATTTTGAGCAAACTCTTTACTGTTGATATTAAAAACCCCCATATGGGAAAGCACTACACCCAGTCGTGGTATAACAACATGTATCAGGTGGAGAAACCCATCATCAAAGCCTACAAGGGTGCCAAAGGTGCCGTGAAAATCACTCTTGTCCCCGACCGTGTGCGCTTTGTTGGCGCATTTGATGAGACGGGCATTGTGAGCGACATGATCGCCTGCTTTCATACGCGCGTCGTGGAACTCGCTTCCCTTGTGGGAAAGGACGTCAAAGTCACTTGGAATGGCGCTGTCATGGGAAACAACACCTTTGAGAAGTATATGAAACTCTTCCTCCGCGATGGCGCAACGGGATATGCCTACGAACTGGCGGGTCCGCGCTGGGAAATGGGCATCGTCCTGGCACGCCACCTATATTCGGATGAAGAGGAACTACCCGAAGACAAGCACCTGTCCTTCGTCAACGGCGTCAATACCAAGAAGGGTGGAAAGCACGTGGAGTCGGTCACACGAAAGGTCCTCACCGACTTCTGTGAAGTGGCGAAAAAGAAAAAGGTGGACATCAAACCTGGACAACTCAAGAATTCGGTGGTGCTGTTCCTGAATTCCACCATCGTGAATCCGAGTTTTGACTCACAGAGCAAAGAGTATCTCACAACGCCGCCTGCCGAGTTCGGTTCCCGACCCGAGTATTCAGGCAAACTCATGGACGGCCTTGTGAAACTCGGGCTGATGGAAGAGGCCAAATTCCTCTTGGATGCCAAGACCATGCGCGAGGCGAAAAAGACGGACGGAAAGAAGCGGACGACCATTCGCGGCATGACGAAACTGGAGGATGCGTTGTGGGCAGGCACGTCCAAATCCCGCGAGTGCACCCTCATTGTCACGGAGGGAGATTCAGCGGCCACCTCCGCCATCTCGGGTCTCAAGGAGGTCGGGCGCGAACGCTGGGGCGTCTTTCCTCTTCGTGGTAAACTTCTCAATGTGCGTGACATCACCGTTCAGAAGTTCAACGCAAACGAGGAACTCACCTCCATCAAGAAGATCCTTGGATTGGAGCAAGGCAAGGCCTACAAGGACGCCTCTGAACTTCGCTACGGACGCATCATGGTCATGGCGGATCAAGATCACGATGGATCACACATCAAGGGACTTCTGATGAACCTGTTTCACACGGAATGGCCTGGACTTCTTCAGGCTGGATTTATGTGCACGCTGCTGACGCCGATTCTCAAGGCCACCAAGGGAAAACAGACGGTGTCCTTCTACTCGCTCCCCGAGTTCCTCTTGTGGAAAGAGGGCTTGGCTCAAAGTTCAGCCGCAAGCGCCAATCCGCTGACAGGATGGTCCATCAAACACTACAAAGGATTGGGCACCTCTACCCCCGCCGAAGCCCGTGAATGGTTCAAGACGCTTCACGAGATTCAGTATATCTGTGATGAAAAGACCGATGAGTCACTTCTCCTCGCCTTCCACAAGAAACAGGCCGATGACCGCAAACGATGGCTCGCTCACTACGATCCGCATCAGATGCTGCAGGTGGAGGCGAACAAAGCAACCTACAGCAACTTCATTCACTCGGAACTGATTCACTTCAGTCATGCGGACAACATTCGGTCGCTGCCCCATCTCATGGATGGCCTCAAACCGTCTCAGCGTAAAATCATCTATTGCTGCTTCAAACGGAATCTGAAAGAGGAGATTCGCGTGGCCCAGTTGGCAGGATACGTCTCGGAACATGCCGCCTATCATCATGGTGAGGCGTCGCTGAATGGGACGATCATCGGCATGGCCCAGACGTTTGTGGGTTCCAACAACATCAACCTGTTACGCCCAATGGGACAAATGGGATCGCGTCTTCTCGGAGGAAAAGACGCCGCTTCGCCGCGTTATATCCACACGTATATGGAAGACATTGTGCGATACATCTTTCGCAAAGAGGATGCGTGTCTCTTGAAGCACGTCGAGGACGAGGGTGAACTCGTGGAGCCTGAGTATTATCTCCCCGTCGTCCCGCTCTTGGCCATCAACGGCTCTATCGGCATTGGCACGGGTTACTCCACGGACATTCCTCCCCACAAACCCGAGGACATCATCTGTCTCCTGCGTCATCGGCTTCAAGGATCCATGGATACGCTCGCGGGTCGCCCGCAGGATCCGTGGTGGTTCGGCTTCAAAGGCACCATCCACCGCATCGACGACATGACCTGGCACACGAAGGGTCTCTACGTGCTGGACGACGACAAGCATACCGTAACCATCACGGAACTACCTGTGGGCACGTGGACCAAGGACTACAAGGCATTCTTGGAAGAGCGACTGGATGTGGAGGAGAAACGGAACAAGGATGCCAAGCGAGAGGCCAAGAAGGCGGAAACGGCGAGCCAGTCCTCTAAGGGCGAGGTGGAACCCTGTGGCTTTAAAGGGTGCGACGATCTCTATAACGATGTGGACGTCTGCTTTGTCCTCTATTTCACGGAGGAGGGCTATGATGCGATCAAGGAGCATCCTGAGGTGTTTGAAAAGCAGTTCAAACTGACCACTTCGTGGAAGACGACGAACATGACGTGCTTTGATGCCACTCGCACCATTGTGAAGTATCGCACGATTGGTGATCTGCTGGAGGCGTTTCTGGAACAGCGGCTGCCCTTATACGAGGCACGGCGTCTTGCGATCCTGGGCATTCTCAAAGCACAAAATGTGGAACTGGATGCGAAACGGCGATTTCTCCAGGCGATATTGGACGAACGTCTGATTCTTCAGAAGAAGACGGACGAAGAGATTGTGAGTCAACTACAGGCATGCTCCATTCCCCCTTTGTCCTGCATGGAGAAACCGGACGCCTATGATTCATACGACTATGTCTTGCGGATGCGCATGGATCGTGTCAAGCAGTCGGCGATTGATGAACTGGATGGTCAGATTCGGGAAAAGGAGGCGGAGATTGCACGATTGGAGGGAGAGACCGCCTCCTCGCTGTGGCTCTCTGATCTAGCCGAGTTGGAGCAGGCATGGGGCCGGATGTCGGCCGCTCGTATCGCCGAGTCCGTGGCGGTGGCTACGTCCGAATCCGCGGTGAAGCCACGAAAGAAGAGACCGACGGTCGTCAAGCCATCATCGGTAGAATGATCGCAAGCAATCGCAAGCAATCATAAGAACCAGTAGAGAGACGATGTCGCATGCCTTTGGTGAAATGTATTATTTAGCCATGCAGGTGGAGCATAAGAGGCAGATAGAAATGAAACAAAAGGTGCAAAAACAAGGAGAAGAGCAAGAACAAAAACGAGATCCACGAAAGGGTGCTCTTGTTTTTATTTCACCTCGTGTTCCCAAAGACTTTGATACAGTTGTCCCATCAGATACAGGTAAATCCGCCGAGACTACTATACATACAGATGACCCGTGTGTCATTGCATGATTACATCATCGGTTGGAAGGGCAGCGACTTCGTGCCTGCGCTTGACATGCTGACCGGTTGCTCCATGGGAACAGGGAGATGAGAGATGTCGTTCAAATAGTAATTGTATTGCTGAATCTCGGAAAGGATACGGGGAGCGGCCCACTGGACTACCATGTCATTCAGTTCTCGGATCTGACCCTCCACATGAAAGGGATTGTTCTTGGCATACTGTAAATACATGGCACGCATGATCATTTTTAGTTCATCTACGTCTTGATTGTCAATGACATACTTTTTGGGACCACTGATACGGTAGACTTCGCTCTTAATCCGCTGCTGGATGCCTTCGGCATTTTTACGGGTAAAGAAGGCATCGGACAAGGGAGTATGCTCCCAATTTCCCCGGAGCATGTCGCCCGCAAAGGAGATCTCTGTTTCTGTGGGATGACGAAAGCCCGCCGCATCCGGTACGCCAGAACCGGTAGACGATCCGCCGCGGAGATTGACGCGGCCATTTTGACCCCCAGGGGCGTTGCTGGTATACGGGAGTTGAAAATCAGGAAGGGGGGCACCAGTTGCGAAAGACATTCTATCTGCCCTCCGTGTTTTTTTTCTAGGTCCTGAATATAACATGTCGTCCGTCACCCGTTTCATCCGTCAGGTCCCCGTCTCCACTACCTACTACAATGCGGTTACCATTCTTGGTGCCACAAGCACCATGGTGTTTGAACTCGTCCCGTCGGCGTCCAACATCGTTGCTAACTACCCGCCTGGCTATGTTCAGACTGCCTCGGCTGCCCTCCAGGCTGCCATCGCCGCGGCAGTGAGCGCTCACACCGCTGCGAACCTCGTCCTCCGCGACATGGGTAAGACCATCTATGCCCAGTATGGCACGGGCCTTGCCTCGGACCCGTCGGCCTATTTCCGTCAGGTTCAGCTCCTCCGCCCAACGGCCTTTGCCGCTGATACCAATTCGTTCGGTGTCCTCGGTGGCCAGAACATCCCTGATGCCTACACCGACTTCCTGACCTTCTACATCCCCGTCGCGGTGGCGGGCGTGAAGGGCCCGCAGGTCAACACCCAGGCCTTCGCCATCGCGGGCGGCCAGATGTAAATTGGCTTACGGTATCCACTTACAGTATCCACTTACAGTATTGCCCTTATACCATCATTTTTGTGATGGTATGATGGACAGTAAGAGATGGATAAGTGGAGTGAACTTTTGGGATATCCCGTAGTAGAGAGACATGTTCAACATCTATATGGCGATCTTTATTATCGCGGCGGTTGCGATCGTCGCAGGGGGAACCATGTATGTCAACAATATGGGAAAAGGAACAGCGGCCCTTCTCTATGGCATTGGATCCCTGTATCTCATGATCATCTACGGAATCAAATGGTTCGGTGGCGCCTCCCCTTTTACGCCCCCCAAAGGGCCATGGCCCGCCACCATCAACACATGCCCCGACTTTCTTACCGCTTATACCCGTATCATGTCCGATGGAAGCAAGCAAGAAACCTGCATTGATACCATCGGAGTGTCGAAGAATGGGGCGCTCTCCGTCTTTCCTTCAGGGGCACCTCCCACGGCGGATCGCTATTACTTTTCCTTGAGAACGTCTGCCTCCGATCCTGCCAAGAAGGCGACCGAGTGGTGCTCCAATGCGCTGAATGCGGGTCTGACATGGGAGGGAATCACAAATGGAGAGAGTTGTGTATCGGCGGATGGGTCGGCGATGCCCCCTTCTAGCGCATCCGGCGCGGAATGCCCTGCCGCATAAGGGTGCGTTTGGATGGAGTGAAAACCTTCTCCGACCCCTGTAGGGTTCGCCCTCTCCAGCATCCATAGTTTAGTGGTAAAATGGCTCCCTTCCAAGGAGTCGTCACGGGTTCGATTCCCGTTGGATGCATCATTATCTACGATCCATGTCATTGGTTGGTAGAAATCAATATACCCGAAAGAGATGAGAAAGGGGAAAGAGAAAAAAGGAAAGGAGGATGTAAAGAACGCCCAAGAAGACCACCCAGATGGGTCGCACCAGTATCACAGAACAAGAGACATCATGTCTTCATCCTGAAACGGAGGCGCTCATGGGCCAATGGCTGGCAAAACGATCTCATCCCGCCTTTCTCCTCATCGGCCCCCCTGGCGTCGGTAAAACAACGATGGTCTACCGTGTATGTGCACAAGCGCGCTACTGGATTCAAGAGTTCAATGCGAGTCATACCCGAACAGGATCCAGTTTTCGCCAAACCATTCTCCCTCTCCTCGTGGAAACAGGAGTGAGCAAATGGATTCATCCCACTACCCCCAACGGACGTGTGGTGCTCCTGGATGAAATGGATGGCCTCTCCCAGGGAGAAAAGGGCGGCCTCCAAGAACTCTTGGATTATTTAAAGTCAAAACGGAATTTTGCGGATGACTGTCCGTTGATTCTGATTTGTAATGTGCTAGAGGGCCGTGTGATGCAGCAACTCTTAAAATATTGCTGCGTTTATTATGTCACGATGCCGAAGAAAGAGAAATTAGTAGAGTATTTTAAAAAGGAGATATCGGATTCCCTGTATTCCCTGGGAGACATTCGCAAAGTCTCTCAGAGTTTGATCTATGAAGATACCCTCCATATGGGTGTCAAGGGAAAAGATGAACTACTGGATCGGTCCATTCATGTGGCCATTCGTGCGGCATGGTTTACACTCTTTGAACACTGGGGGCCAAATGACGAACTAGATCTAGAGACAAAAGATGCCAATCTGGCAGGTCTGCTCTTTCATCAAAACCTCCCCCTCTATCTTACGTCTACCGATCCCGCACCCTTTGAGGTCTATGAGGAGATCTTAGAGGAAATCCGATGGAGCGATCGTGCAGACTTTTGGGCATTCTTTCATCAATGCTGGAATCTTCTCCCGCTGTCGTATCGTTTGAAACTCAAATATCCCAATCAGTCTCTCCAGCACTATGCAAAACCCTCTCCCATCCCTGAACCACAGGATCTTCAATACACCCAGGTGCTCACAAAACAGTCCGCACTGTTTAATGCGTGGAAAGAGATGAATCGGGTGGCCAATGAGCATGACATTCCTTTTCGGTGCGTGACCCAGTGGGCCTCCCATCAAACAGGAAAGCGTCTGGATACGCTGGGCCTGGCGGCCCTTTCTGGTCTTGGCGTGTCGGGCCTGTCGCCCCTTAAAGGGGGATCTCCGATTGAAGATGAAGCACTGTCAGCGGGACGGTCCGCCCCAGCCGTTGCGCCGAGTGAATCAGCACCTGCCGCATCTCGTATACGGGCAACTCGTGGAAAAAAACCAAGTGTGTCATCATAGGAAGGGACCATCCGCGAATCCATTCCATGTTAGAGACAAACAGAACGCGTGTATGACCCTCTTGGAGATTGCGAATCGTTCGCTTCATCGAGAACAAATTATGCTCCACACGCTCCGCATAGATCCCGAGCGCACGAATGTCCTCAATGAGTTGATAATAGATGTTATCAAACGCAGAATAGATGATCCATGTGGCATCGGGGGTTGTCCGAAGAAGATCCAGGCAGACCTCTTTTCGGCTGCGCATGGGCGCATGAAAGAGAATCGGTTGAATACCACACATGCTCGCGGCACTGATCGGCTCGCGACACGTGGGGCATCGTTGACTCATAATCGCATGCTGAAGCAGACACCCTCCACAATAGAGTTGATGACAGCATGATAGAAAGGTGGGATGGACACAGTTGTCCAAACAGATCATACACTCATTCTCTTCCACTTTGCGTTGAATGAGCGCATGCTTAATCGTTGGCTGATGGACCCGATACTCTTGCCAGTCTTTCTGTTCCACATGGAGCGCATGAAACAGAAGGGGGACCGATTCAGGAGAGATCGTCGTGGAACGATGGGTCACCATCCGAAAACTGCGCAGGGACGAAAGAGTCACAGTGGGACAGCATGTGATTGTGCGGGTGAGCATCTCGGGCAACCTCATACTCGTTGTCAGAGATTCCACTCCATTTCGTAGGATCATTCTTGATCGGTAGGGATGGAAAAAAGGTAGATAGTCTTTAAAGAAAGAGGAGGAGGCCAGGGTTTGTTCATAGGGAACCGTGGGATCTTGAAGAAGCCAATGTTCTGCCTCGGGATGAAGAAGAACACGATCCTTGAGCGCATAGAGGTTACTTTTCATAATGATGGGGTGTTTAAAGAGAAGGGGGATCCATTCATTCGTGACGAGCCATAGAAATTGGAAGCGAATGGGGGTAGACATAGAGGGTAGATAGATGGAGGACGCCTGATCAATGAATACCTGGTTCCATTCAATCTGATGTTCTGTCGCATAGTCCTGAACTGCTTTAAAGCATTTGTTGCTCGTGATCACGAGTTTATGTTCTACCATGTCCTCCGCAAGAATCGCATGTTGTAACTGTCGTTTGTTTTCTACGAGAACATGGGGGAGTGTGGTATGTGTGGTGATCTCTTTTTTCCATTGTTCCATCAATAAGTGAGGGACCACAATAAGATGGACCGAGCGTGTGGCGGAATGGCGATACATGTCGTGAGAGAAGAAATAGGTGGAAGAGGCAGGAGACAGTTCCGAAGTCATCGTGCCATGTGAATAAAGGGAATAAGAGGACAGATAGGCCAGGATGCTTCGCATCTTTCCTGATCCTGCGGGATCGGCCACGACACCAATCTTTCCATTCACAATGGTCGATCCCACCATATAGCCGTGTATCATTTTGTCGCGATATTGATGCATTGCACGGACCATGTTGTGTTGATGTGGATACAGAGAACCACGGATGCGAGGAATGGGTAATGGGGACTGATCCCATGGTGCAAAGGATTGATGATAGACATCATTAATAAGAGAAAGAGTATCGTAGAGCGCCATAAGATCGTGCCTTGTGGTCGTGCCTTGTGGTTCTCTTTGTTATATGCCATTCTTCTGTGCTTTAGGTGTGGAGTTCATAGGGAGTCAGTGACCCTGATACCAGGAAAGGAGAAGGGGGTTCGTTACGAGATCCTCTAATCGGTAGGAGAGACGCTTCCACGTGGGATCATGTTGTGTCATCTTCTCCACTGTATTGTCACTGTGACACATGACTAAAATGGTCTTCTTGGGATCCAGTTGAATCATAGGAGAATTCTGTAAAAAAGAGGCTTCTTCCGCATGTGTCACATACTCATCATACCGATGGAGATCGGAATATCGTTTTCGCCATGCCATGGTGCCATTGGTCGCATGACGGGGACCGAAAGGACCCGAAGAGTAGAGACGACGTGTCTTCATCTCGTATAAATACATTTCAGATGAACCCGCAAGATCACATTGCGGATTCTTCCGAAAAGCGTCCACGACGGACTGAATCCGATCAGGAGGATAATAGTCATCATCATCCATGGCGACAATGATCTCTCCACGCGCCTCTTGGTTCAGGCGGTTTCGTTTGGCACCGATGCGCATCTTGTCGTCTACTCGGATATACCGCAGATGAGGAATGGTCTTTGCTGCCTCTTGAAAGAGGTCCGCCACGGAATCACGACCGTCATCTAACACGATCCATTCTGTTTGCTCTTTAGGAAAGGTCTGATGACGATAGACTTCCAACAGGGCGGGGATAAAACGGCGACGCTGATACGTAGGAGTGACGACGGATACGACGATCGTCATTTCTGTATCTAGTGATGAGGGTGTTTAGATTCCATTCCATAACCATCCACCTGATGTGGGGCTTCTTGTCTTGATTCCTGATGGGGGGACGACATCCTTGGGGGCATTGGGTAGCGCCTTAGGAGCAATCACTGCAGGAAGATCCTTGGGGGTATTGGGTAGCGCCTTGGGAGCAATCACCGCAGGAAGATCCTTGGGGGCATTGGGTAGCGCCTTAGGGGCAATCACTGCAGGAAGATCCTTGGAGGCATTGGAGGGAATCACAGCGGGAAGCGCCTTAGATACATTAGACACATTGCTGGGAGGTAAGGCAATTGTAGCAGGGAGTGCACCACTACTAGAAGCCTTTGGGACAATCACGGCGGGAAGCGTGCGAGAAGGTGTTTCTTTGGATCCAATCGTAGGAGGAAGATTGTCCGCGGAAGTGGTCTTAGGCGCAGGAACCACAGGAACCGCAGGAACAGCAGGTGCTTGATGAATACTCTTCATATTCTTTTCTATCCTCTCATATCGTTCCGCAAAGGGTTCTGATCCTTTCACTGTTTCCCCATACGGAAAAGACTCTTGTAACACCTCCATGTATTCATCCATGATACTCTTCTCACCCTTCCCATCGGTTCGCTCTAATTCCTTTCGGTCCTTCTCCGTTTTGGGATAATGAAAAGGATATTTAAAGAAACGCCCTAGCAGGGACTCCCCAGGTGTCGTCGTGATCGGTAGAACTGCAAAGATTCGCGGGTAAATACGGATTTCCGTCGTGTCCCCGTCACGCTCTTCTAGATGATTTCGATAGTAACTGTATCCCGCTTTCACAAGATAATAAAAGACTAAGATCACCGTTGCTGGAGAAAAAATAGAACAAAGGGTCAGCACAAAGAGGAAAAAGAGAAACCGAATCGGCGCGGGATACACGATCATTTCATTGGAGACAAGAGAGGCAAGATACAGAATCAGGAGGGGATAGAACAATTGCTGTATGATTTCAATGATTTTATTAAAAATACCAGAGGCACTCACTTGCGTCATCGTGCTCGCCACCGTATTGAGGGTCGTTGTCGCAATGGCAATAACCGTGGTAACATTGGAAGTATTCACTGTCGTCGCTGACTCTTTTGACAACTTTTCCAGATTTTGAATCACATCCGTAATCGCACTAGCATGAGACTTATCTCGTATGCTTGGATCTCCTTGAAGCAAAGTGCCTTTCAGATCCTGAAGAATGGCAACACCATTGTTGACTGAATCACGGAGCCCTTTGGAGTCACTTGGTAGGGCCTGTAGTTGCGCCACGACATCCGTGAGGGTGGTGGCGAGCACCGTGTAGTTTTTTGTCTCAGGTGGGGGAGGATCCGCAAAAGAGTCCGTAGATGCCTTGTCTTTTTCTTTGTCTTTTGTGTTTGAAAAAAAAGGGATCTTCTGTATGACATATGCCTTTGCATTCGTCATATGAGAAGAGACCGTCTTCTGGAAAGACTGGAACATGGACTCCTTTTCTGTCTCCTTTGACATTCTATGTCCACAACGGATTTTAATGAATCTGCTGTGGTCACGCCTCACACATGATTTAAAGCGCATACTTGAGACCCCCCATTCCAGAAGTGATCGTCACCCAATTCAAACTCTCCACATACATCGTAATATTATACTGATAGAGGCTATTGGCAGGGAGAGGATACACATTTAAGTCCACTTGAAATAGTTTAATACGGCTACTATTGATGCTGCCATCGGGTTGAGGCGTCGGTGAGGTGAGTCCAAAGGGATACACGATCATTTCTGAGTCGGGACGGCCTTTCAAATATTTCCACGGAACGACCTGAGTATAATAAGTGATCGGTTTCTCCTCTTGAAGGGGGTTTCCGTCTCCTAAGATAGACAGAGAGCGAACAATGGACCGCTGGCCATTAAGAACGACCGTGCCTGAAGAATCAGTATAGGTCACATTGGACGGCCATCCTCCAGGAGGGAGATAGGGAGGTTTATCAGGGTTGACCCAGTTCGTCAGATTCCAAATCTCATTCCGATAAGCGATTGTATCAGAACGTCGTGGAAGAATGATAATGCGCTCAATAGGGTTGTGCGTATCCAATTCTACCAATTGCCGTGAGGTAATTGAGTCAAATTGATAGGTTGTCACTTGGCGAACCAGGTAGGAGAGAGACTCGGAGGAAAACTGGAGACGCTCTTCATCCGTGACATAGACATAGGTCATCTGAATGCGTGGCTGAAAGGACCATGATTGAAGAAGAGGGGCGGGAGTTCCAATATCAGTCAGAAATTGATTAATGGCCACATCGCTAATGTCGGACACGGAGGTATAATAGACATTGTCAGGCTGTGAGGGGATCGGAGACGGATGAAACTCGTATCCTGGCGCGACTTGAACACCGTTTCGGTCAAGGATGCGATAGAGTTCGCGAATAGGGCGCAGGGTAATCTGAATTTCACACTCGTGATACTGGAGTGCCACGAGTGGAAGGGCCTCAAAGGTGGATTCTGCAAACCAGAAGGGGAGGGGAACCGACATGCGTCGGCCTGCGATGGAGGGGCGGTTTACATTCGGTGGGGTGGTAGTAGACCCTGTAGGACCGTTGTTATTATACACCGTGGGATAACCCGATCCCGTAGAGCCACCATTATAGAGTCCATTGGCGGGATCATAGAGTTCGGGAACATCTCCAATGAGCGTCTGCCATTTCTGATACGTGCGTGAATCCATATCACACTGCGCCTTAGCAATCAAATAATCGCCACCGCATTCCTGGATTTTTTGACCACCGATGAAAAAAGCCATGTTCTGAATGATATGACAGCCGATATACCGCGTCCATGCAAAGTTATATTGGACCTGTCGGCCTGATGCGGTGGGTAGGTTGACGAACTTGGAATAAATATCGGGCAGTTCAAAGACAAAATAGATGTCACGGACGAGATCGGCGATGCGCTGGATCTTAAAGCGAACCTGGACGGGCTGATCATAGAGGAGATCCTGGGGGCCATCCATGGCGAATGTGACGGATTCCTCCGCAAAATGCGCATATTTCTTGTAGGTTTTATAGAAATAGGTGAAATCGGGATTACCGCTCAGAAGGACATTTTGTGCTCCGTAGGCGACGAGAGAAAACAATCCGCCACCTGGCATTGGTTTTACTAGTATGTATCTACATCCTTTAGTATCCTCAGTGGAGACGTTCCGTCCCCACACCCCTATGGGGGCACTGCGCGCCCCTGTGGGGACACTTCGTTTCCCCACACCCCTCTCCCATGGATATGACGCATATCCCACTACACTTCATAGGAGAGCGATATGATCTACAAACATAACTCATTCAAGAGATAGATTTGTAAGAAAACATGATAGACAGTAGGTCACGGTTAACACTCTAACATAGTGAACAATGGGGGTCACGGTAGACAATGGGGTAGAATTCACATCCTCTCCTAGGGAGAGGGGTATGGGGACGCGAAGTGTCCCCATAGAGGGGTGTGGGGACGCGTGCGTCCCCACCTATTTGATCCACCACGTATCATCCAAATAAGGCGCAGCCGATGAATCCATCACATCGGAATCCATAGAGGACGAGGGACCCTCTGAAAGAAGTTGTTGAATTTCCGAATAGGACAGTGCATAATTAAAATATGTCAGACGGCTGAGATAGCCTTTCATCGCACCATATACATGAAAGCCGTGCTCATCCACCGAGGGAACGTGGGAGCGGTCCAATTTCAATTGACGCTGACTGAAGCAGATGATATCCTGATCATTCTGATAGGGAGTAAATCCATCAAACGAGTATCGTTTGGACAGGTTGCCGTTAATAAAGACATCCAACGCATTCTCATTACAACTGATGACCACATGAACCCACTTGGAGATCGGAAAGTTATCCACTTCCACGTAATTGTTCCAAGTGCGGTAGGTATTCATGTAGACACGAAGGGTATTCGTATCCGATCGCAAATAGACGCCGGGCGCTAAGAGGGGAAACTGAGAACTGTATCCCTTGTGGAACACATGAAGCAGACCCTTCTCTTGGCGAAAGGAGGACGGGTTCACATTCAGAAAGAAGGAATAACTAAATTCGATTCCACTTCGCTCATTAGACGATAGCGAGATGGTTTTGGAACCTGGCACATTTGGATTCTGACCAATGATTTTCGTTCGCACATCGGTGGGAGATGTATTGGGAATGAGTTCTGTTCGATTCGCATGGAGACGATTCATATAGTTAAATAGCATTTCCACAAAGACAAATGAAAGATAGACACATCCCACCAAAACGACAGCATAGAGCGCCTGTGCGATCACATCCGATTGAACCACCCCTGTGATCATGGACAATGCTCCACTACTCACCTGCTCTGCCCGATTGGGGCTGCTTGCATTGTTGGAACGGGCTGCGTTACTCATCCCTTTTACTAGTTTGTATGATTTATTTTATAGAGACCGTGTGTAGGGTTTGGCGAGTTATGAGACACTCACGGAAAGAGAGAGTCCTGGTGCAAAGATAGACCCTAACCAACCTCCAAAGGATGTAATGGGTTCAGGGCCTGCCATATAGAGTTTGTGGACCGACTCGGGATTCAGTGCGGTATCATACATCGTCGTCGTAGAAATTTGTCCACCAAACCCACCGTAGTCCAAAAGGCTCGCAGAATATCCGCTGGCATCCACTTTGTATTGCGAGGGGAGAACACAGGAGCGGGCCAACTTTCCATCCGTATAGACGTCCACTGTCTTGGCATTCACGGACACCGTCAGATGAACCCATCGCTGGAGGTCGATTTCAGGTAGATCACACAAGGGGGCATCATTGATGCCAGGATTGTCCATGGAAAGAGTGGTGAAGAGGGATCGAAGAGAGCCCTTGGAGAGATCATCCTCCACACGGTGGGCATGTGGCGTTCCTTGATCATGTGTATGAAATCGGATGTGAAGTTTGGGGGTTCGTCCTCCCAGATAAATCCGAAAGGTGTCAAATCGCGGACCGCCTACACGCAAAATGGATTTCATCAATCCTGATCGGTAGGACCAATTGGATACATAGATCCATGTGGAGACTGTGAATTCTCCTCCTTCGAACAGTCGTGGAAGTTGATCCGCGCGGA